TGGAACAAATGTTGTTGATACAGCATTTACAGATTTATCATCTGACTTCTCACCACAACTTTCAGCAGACCTAGACGCAAATGGTAAGAACATTACTATCGATACAGCGACAGGTATCATTGATGAAAATGGTAACCAACAAATTACTTTTACAACAACTGGATCTGCAGTTAATGAATTCAATGTAGCTAACGCAGCTACAGGTAATGCTCCGGCACTATCTGTAACTGGAGGTGACACTAATATTGATTTAAATCTTACACCAAAAGGAATCGGTAGAGCGACTTTCAATGGTCAAGGTAAAATTCAAAGTGTTGCAGAAAAAGTTACTACAGCGGCTACAGCAGCAACAGGTACGATTAACTATGATGTACTTACTCAAGCAGTCTTAAACTTTACGTCAGACGCTGCAGCTAACTACACATTAAATATTAGAGGTGATGGATCAAACGCTTTAAATGCAATCATGGATGCAGGCGAATCAATCACTATAGCTCACATTGTAAAACAAGGTTCAACGCCTTATTACAATAATGCAGTTACAATTGATGGTTCTTCTATTACTCCAGAATGGCAAGGTGGCTCAGCGCCATCAGCAGGTAATGCCAATTCTTTAGATGTTTATTCATACACTATTATTAAAACTGGAGATGCTACGTTCACAGCTTTAGCTTCTCAAACACAGTTTGCGTAATAAAATAGGAGGAGAAAGATTATGCCAATATTAGGAAGTTTCGGAGCAGGATCCGCAAGAGGATTAGGTTTAACGTCTGGAGGACGAGGACCTTACACTATGGAATATTTAGTTGTTGCTGGTGGAGGAGCTGGAGGCTCTGCGCCAGGTGGTTGCGGACAAGGCGGAGGCGGAGCCGGAGGATTCCGAACAGACTCAACAGAAATCGATCCCGATGTAACTTACACTATTACAGTCGGTAGTGGTGGACCAGGAGCAAACAGATCTCCCGGATCATCAGGTGGTAGTAGTGGTATTTCAGGTACAGGGATAACTTATCCTGCATCAGGCGGAGGAAGAGGAGCTTCAGGTAACGGATCTGCTGCGGAAAACGGCGGTTCTGGAGGCGGAGGAGTTTTCAACCAAGGTCGAGGAACTGGTAACGCAGGAGGTTATTCTCCCTCAGAAGGTAATCCAGGTGGACCAAACCAAGGTGGTCCATGCGGAGGAGCCGGCGGAGGTGGCGCTAGCCAAACAGGTGGATTCGCACCAAGTACAGCAGGTGCTCCAGGAGGAAATGGATCAGCATCTACAATTACAGGTTCTTCAGTAACTTATGCCGGAGGCGGCGGAGGAGGCACTCACAATGGAGGAGGTGCTCCAGGAGGAACTGGCGGCGGAGGTAATGGACCTAGCCAACCAGGAACAGACGGACTCGGCGGCGGAGGCGGCGGAGGATCTAACAACTCATCCGGAGGCCCTGGAGGAGATGGTATTGTAATTCTAAAAATGCCTACAAAAAGTTATTCAGGTGTTACAACTGGAAGTCCAACTGTAACAACAAGTGGAGATGATACAATATTATCATTCTCAGGTTCAGGGAGTTATACATCGTAATGGCTCAATATTTTGCAAAAATTGGTGCAGACGACATCGTTGTTGATCTTCAAAAAGTAGCAGACGATTCTATTAATACTGATGAAAAAGGCACAGCTTTTTTTAACAATCTTTATGGAACTAATGACGAATGGCTTCATTATCGAACAGACGTTAAAGGCGTAGGTTCTGGTAACCCAAGAGTTTGGCCAGCTTACATAGATGGTAAATATCTTAGAGAAGACAATGTTTTTATTGATGTTTGTTGGTTCCCATCTTGGACTTTAGACAAAACTACATATGAATGGACTCCACCAAAACCTAAACCAGAAAACAGACCTGATAGAGAAACTTACTGGAATGAAGACGCACAACTCTGGATGTTTAGAAAAACAGAACCTGATTTTAGTGACGATCCTGTTGAATAATCTTTAGATTAATATATAAGCTTTCTCAAAAGAAATGCTTATAAAAAAGATAGAAAAAATACCTGATAAATTATTTAACGATCTTAAATTAGTTATTCACGATAAATCCGTAGAACATAATTCTTATTTAGCTGGCAATATTGAACAAGAATACAGGCTAGACAAATATATATCCACATTAGAAAAATATCTTTTAGATGAGATAGGTAATGACCCTTCTCTAATGAATTACATGAATAGAACTTATAAATGTAATACAGAGGATAAATTAATAAAGTTAACAAGCTTATGGGTTAATTTTCAAAAGAAGCATGAGTTTAATCCTATTCATAATCACGATGGTGTTTTTTCTTTTATAATTTTTTTACAAATTCCATATCTTAGAGAAGAGCAAAAAAAGATATCTCCTGGTAGAAAATCTAATCTTGAGTGTGCTGGATTTGTAGAGTTTGTACATTCTGGTTTTTTAGGTGATATAGAAACTGTACAGTTTCCTGTGGATAAAACATGGGAGCAAAAAATGTTAATTTTTCCAGCAAAACTTTTTCATTGTGTTTATCCTTTTTATGGAAATGATGATTATAGAATAACCATGTCAGGGAACGTAAAATTTAAAGTATGAAGATAGATAGAAAAGTAACTGTTTGGCCATTTAAATTAGATGGATTAGAAGATTGGGCTTATAGCGAATCAGTATTTACAAAAGAAGAGTGTGAAAAAATAATTGAAGAAGGTAAAAAAGCACATTTAGAAAAAGCTACAGTTTTTGATCCCAATCTAAAAATAGATACTATACGAGACAGTTACGTTTCCTGGGTATATCCTAATACAGAGTTATCGCCTTATTATCGAAGATTGACAGATTTTATTATCGAACTAAACGATAGATATTTTAAATTTGATTTATATGGTTTCATAGAAGGATTACAATTTACTTACTACAAAGCTCCAGGGGGTTTTTATGGAAAACATTTAGACAGAGGACTTAACGGTCTAACAAGAAAGCTTTCTTTTGTAATACAACTTTCAGATCCCGCTGAATATGAAGGTGGAGAACTATTATTACATCTAGGGGCTGATCCAACTAAAATAAAAAGGAAAAGAGGCTACATGGCTGTATTTCCTTCTTACTCTCTTCATGAAGTTACTCCTGTTACAAAGGGAGAAAGATATTCTCTTGTAGGATGGATAACAGGCCCACAATTTAAATGAAGTTTTTAAAACTATTGTCAAATGTAAAACATGCAACACAAAATCAAAAACGAAACGAGCTTTGGGACGTAGAAGGAATACTACACAATCAAACTTTTAAATTTGATTTAAGACCTTTACATAACAATGCAAAGCAGGGATCTTTCATAACTAAGGCTGATAAAATAGTATATGATATGAAAAATGAGTATGTTGTAGTAGATGTAGAGGAGTTGCATAATTATTTAAAACATGATAATAAAAAAATAGTTTATTTAAACGAGTTATTAAAAAACTTAGAGTGGAATATAGTATTACAGAAAGAATAAGATGATATCTTTTATTGAAAATTTTTTTACGGATGAAGAGCTTTCTATAATCTTTAAAGAAGTTAATTCTGCTGAAGGTGAGCCCAAATGGCGGACTAATAAATTTTGGAGTAAAGATATTGTAAAAAAATCAAGTGCAGTTGTAACTTTGTATTTATCTGAAAAAATAAATAATATTATTAAAAATAAATTTATAAAAGTAAAATCAGAATATGAAGAACTTACCTTCTCTTGTCAATTTTATATGTGGTATCCATTTAGTTATATTCCACAACATAAAGATCAAAATTACAAATTAGCCTCAACTATTTACTTAAATGAAAATTGGGACGTAGATTTTGGAGGATTATTTTATTATAAAGATAAGTCTGAAAAATATAGAATGGTAATTCCTAAATTTAATTGTGGTGTTCTTAACACACCCGATCTCTACCATGGAGTAACTTTATTACATCCTGAAGCTCCTTATAGAACAACAATACAAATATTTGCTACTTAATGATAACTAATATATTTGCAGACCCTGTTTTACATGTACAACTAGAAGAAGATTTAAAAGTTTTAATTGACTTTTCTAATAAATTAGAAAAGGGAAGAGTGAAGAGTAATGTCGGCGGATTTCAAAGTGAAGATTTGGATAAGGATGCACCTGAACTTGAATCTTTAATTTCTAATATTTTATTTCATGGAAACTCTTTTATTAGGGAACATCTCTATTTAAAAAATGATATATATTTAAACAATATATGGTTAAATAAAAATTATTATAAAGATTATAATGAACAACATGTTCATCTAGATTGTGTATTATCTGGAGTTTTTTATGTAAAAACAAATCCACAATCTGGTGATTTAAAATTTTTTAGAAATAATATGTTAGATATCTGGATGCCTGATAATTCTATTACAAAGTTCAATTACCATAATTCTACTTTATGGGCATTTAGACCAGAAGATAACTATTTATTTTTATTCCCTGCTTGGTTAAAACATTCGGTAACACCAAATCTTTCACAAGAAGAACGTATATCAATATCTTTTAATATTTCAATTAAGCGATGATAATTAATAAACAATATAATTATTCAATATTTAAAAACGAATTTTTGATAGAAAATCAAAATCACTTTATAAATGATATAAAAATATCAAGAAAGTTTTTAATTAAAGAACTTAAAACAGATGATTTAACTTGGATGTATCAGAAGTATAATATATTTTCAATTTTAGCAGGTAGTAATTATTTGTGGAATCTATATAAAGATATTGGTTTATGTGTTCAAAAACATATTCTAGATAATCTTCAACAAGAGTTGCCAAAAAATATGTGGATGCAATCCTGGTTAAACTTTCACACTAAAGATCAATTGTTAAAAAAACACAATCATGCCGATAAAGGTAAAGGCTATATGCACGGGTTTATTAGTATTGAACCTCGAAACACTAAAACAATATTCTATGAAACCTACGAAGATGAAAAACCTATTTATCATATAGATAATGAAATAGGAAATATCTACATCGGTGACGGTAATAAGTGGCATGAAGTAATAAGCAATAGTGGTTTCGATGGAGAAAGAATTACACTAGGTTTCGATATCATGACAAGAAACTCACCTACTAACCATTTTGGATTTATACCTATAATATATTAATGAGACACTTATCTACAATTCCAATATGTTCTAATACTTTGTTTTGTTACAAATTAAATATTAAAGAAGACTTAACTCTTAAATTTAAGGATGAAAAATTTATACCTAGAAATCTAGTTTTTGATAAAGCGGGTAAAGGGGAAGATATGAATATCCTAGATAAATACAAAGATTTAAAAAAAGAAATACAGGCAGCAGTTGACGAAACATTAGAAGAAATCCTAATGCTAGAAAAAGTTGATTATAAAATATTTACATCTTGGTTAACCAAAACAGCACCTGGAGATTTTTCAGATTCACATCGTCATAGTAATTCATGGTTGAGTGGTGTCTATTATCCTAAAGGTAATCCAGGTTTTAGTATTAGATTTCACCACGATAACACAACTCAATTTCAAACTAAACCAAAATTATACAATATCTACAATTCTACAGAATGGATTATACATCCTGAAGATAATTATTTAATTTTATTTTTTAGTCAGTTAAGACATGAGATATTGCGTAATGAATCAAACCAAGATAGATATTCTTTAGCATTTAATATTTTACCTAAAGGGCCATTTGGTGCAGAGGACTCTTACAACGTATTTTGATGGCCCCAACTTTCATTCATAAAGATGTTGTAGATAAAAAGCTCTGTAAAGATATTGTTAAATATTTCGAAGATAATAAAGATAAATCTCACCTATCTATAATCGGAAATAAAGTAGATCTTTCTATTAAAGATTCTATGGATTTAGTTATATCAGCTAATCTTATGGAATATCCTTTTAACGAATATCATCAGCAACTACAGAGATGTCTACAAAATTATGCTAACACCTATACCGAATTAAATAATTTTTTAGGTCCGTATAAAGTTATAGAAAATATTAATATTCAAAAATACAACCCTGGTGGGGGTTTTAAAATATCTCATTGTGAAAGACCTCACTATGATGTTTCGACTAGAATATTGGTTTTTATGACTTATCTGAATACAGTTAAAAATGGTGGAACTTATTTTAAATATCAAGATTATAAAACAGAAGCTATAGAAGGGGATACATATCTTTGGCCTACAGAATGGACACATATGCATTCTGGGATAGTGACAAATGAAACTAAATATATTATAACTGGTTGGTTTAACCTGGTAAAATAACACTACCAAAAAATTAAAAACCCTATATAATACAAGGCTTATGTTACAGAAGCTTAACTTTAAACCCGGATTTAATAAACAAGCGACAGACTCAGGGGCTGAAGGTCAATGGGTAGATGGAGATTTTGTCAGATTCAGATATGGATTACCAGAAAAAATAGGTGGTTGGGAACAGCTTACAGTGGCTCAAGAAACATTGCCTGGAGCGGCTAGAGCTCAACACGCTTTTACAAGTTTCAAAGGTGAAAAATATGTAGCTATTGGAACATCTCAAGGACTCTTTTTATACTACGACGAAGCTTTTTATGATATTACACCATTAGATGATCAAATATCTGGATCAGCTACTTTCGACACTGTTCAAGGTTCTGCTGTATGCACAGTTAATTTAACTTCTCATGGTTTAGAAGCAGGGCGATATATCACTTTTAATTCTATGTCGGCTACTCCAAATGGATTTACATCTGCTAGCACTTTTACTGACGGAGCGTTTGAGATAAGAGATGTTACCACTCATACTTTTAAAATCACGGCTCCAATTGTTGCCGTTAATCCAGGTGGAAGCGGAACAGGATCAGCGACAGTAAAACCTTATGAGATAGTTGGTCCTACATTTCAAACCCTAGGTTATGGGTGGGGAACGTATCAATGGAATACTGGAACATGGGGAACAGCTAGAACAGTAAGTAATGTGGTTCTAGACCCAGGAAACTGGAGTCTTGATAACTTTGGAGAAGTATTAGTAGCAACTATTTTTAATGGTAAAACTTTTACTTGGGATGCTGGAGCAGCTACACCTAGAACAGTTAGAGCCTCTACGACTACAACAAATTTTAATACTACAAACAATCCAACTAAATCAAGATTAACTTTAGTATCTGATAGAGATAGACACTTATTTCATTTTGGAACAGAAACAACTATTGGTGATCCTTTAACTCAAGACCCAATGTTTGTAAGATTTTCTAATCAAGAAGATTTAAACACTTATGCACCAACCGCAACCAATACAGCTGGAACTTTCAGATTAGATACCGGTAATAAAATTGTAGCTGCTATTCAAGGTAAAGACTATGTGTTTTGTCTAACCGATCAAGCGGCTTATGTAATTCAATTTGTTGGTCCACCTTTTACTTTTAGTGTCAGACAAGTAGGTACAAACTGTGGATGTATAGGACCTAAAGCTGTATCATATGCAAACGGTGCTGTGTGGTGGATGTCAGCTGAAGGAGGATTTTTTGTATTTGACGGTACAGTAAAATCACTGCCGTGTTTAGTAGAAGACTTTGTATTCAGTACAGATGGAACTAATTTAGGTATTAACTATGGAGCTTCTGATATTGTTTACTCATCACCAAATGCTTTATTTACAGAAATAAATTGGTTCTATCCTAAATCTGGATCTAAACAAATAGATAGATGCGTGACTTATAATTATTCAGAAAATGTATTTACGACGTCTTCTTTAGATAGATCTAGTTATCAAGATCAGGGTGTATATTCTGAACCATATGCTACGGATTATGGTGCTACAGACACACCTGTTTTTGCTGCTATTAGTGGTTTAACTGATAAATATGGTGCATCTGTTTACTATTGTCATGAAAAAGGTGACGATCAAGTCAACAGTTCTGGCACTACATCTATTGATGCTTTTATAAAATCTGGAGACTGGGATATTACATCAAGAAGAAGTCCTCTAGGACAGATGACAGGTGTAGCAGATTACAGAGGAGATGGAGAGTTCTTTATGTCCGTAAAAAGATTTATACCTGATTTTAAATATTTAAGAGGTAATTCACAAGTCACATTATTTTTAAATGATTATCCTGACAATGCTCCTGTAGGATCGCCACTCGGTCCCTTTACAATAACATCAACTACTGATAAAATAGATACTAGAGCTAGAGGTCGATTAGTTGCAATTCAAATAGCCAATACTTCAACAGGGGAGTCGTGGAGATACGGGACTTTTAGATTAGATGCACAACCGGATGGAAGAAGATAATG